GTAATTTATAGATAATGGGATTTGGCATAGACTTATCTGGCATACCAAGACTTGAGAAAAAGTTAAAGGAAATAGAAAACAATGTAAGTACAGAGTTAGCTAAAGAAATATCTGCATCTACATTAAGAATAGAAAAGATAGCAAAACGTCTGGCTCCAGTAAATATGGGTACTTTAAGACAAAGTATTCACGCTACATCTAAAAATAAACTAACTCATTATGTAGAAGTTGGTGCATCTTATGGAGCATATGTAGAGTTTGGGACTGGTGGTAAGGTTTCTATCCCACCTGGATTTGAAGATTATGCTGCAACGTTTAAAGGCAAAAAAGGTGGCAGTTTAGAAGATATGATAAAGGCTTTAACATTATGGGTTAAAAGAAAAGGTTTAGCTGGAACGTATAGTGTAAAGAGTGGCAGAAGACAAGGTGGAAGTAAATTAAAACAATCACAAGACGAGAAATTAGCAAGGTTTTTAGCTATTAAAATATTAAGAAATGGTATAAAACCTCAACCATTTTTAATACCAGCTTACGAACAAGAAAAGCCTAAATTGATAGAAAAACTTAAAAAGATATTAAATGCTTAACCCTAATATAGAAATAAAGAAATGGTTTTATACCAACTTAACAAGTGCAAGTGGTCTTACTGTTTATGATGGAATAGCACTAGAAGGGGCGGGTGATGAATATATTGTAATGACTGGTAGAACATCAACTCAAGAACAAGGCAAATCGGGTTACACAAATGGTGTATCTATTGATGTGGACATTGTTACAAAAAATGCTAACTTTGGCTATAAACGTGCTGAAACGATTAGCAATTTAGTTTTGACTGCTATTAATTCAGATACTAACATAACACTTGCGAATGGCTTTTATAGTTCATCTTTAAGTGTGGCAAGTATCAGAAACTTAGACGGAATAAACCCAATGGATAACGTATTTAGAACGATTATAACATATAACATAATAATAACTCAAAATTAAATAAAATGCCAGAAACTAAAGTATCAGCAAGAGATTATATTCTACTTGCAGACATTGATGGGAACGCAACTTTTAAGCCAGTTGCTTGTCTAACATCAAACTCACTTACATCAACTGTAAACACAATTGATGCAACTTCTAAATGTGGAGATGAATTCCAACCTGGACCATCATTTACACAATCTTTCCAATGTGAAGGTTTTGCAATTGACGAAACTGGAAGCCCAGCAAAAGATAGCTACCAACAATTATATGCTGCTCACGCTGCAAGAACTGTATTTGCTATGAAAATGGGTAAAGCAACTCCAGCAACTGGAGACATTACTTATAGCGGTAGTGTTTGGATTTCTAACTTTGACGTAAATGCAGATGATAAAGATGACGTTAAGTTTTCTGCAACATTTGTAGTTTATGCACCGCCAGTAACACAAACAGAACAATAATAAAAACAAAAAACCAATATGCATCAATTTGAAACAAACAACAAAACAATAGATTTAAAATGGGGTACATGGGCAATGAGAGAGTTCTGTAAAGACATGAACATTACCATAGACCAATATTTTGAATTAGTAGGCGGAAAGATATTAGACTTAGATGTTATTATAAAGCTAATTTATGCTGGTTATAAATCAGCTTGTAATAGCAAGAAAGAACCAATTGAATACACAGAAAATGATGTATGTGATTGGATAGACGAAATAGGAGGAATATTTAACACAGAGGGTCCAGTAATGGAGTATTTTAAATACATAGTACAAAATACTGTAACTGCCGTAAGTGGAACTCCTAAAGAAGACAAAAAAAAAGTCTAATAAAACTAAGTTGGGATGATATTTTAGTTAAGGCTGCTGAATGTAATATACGCCCAAGCGAGTTTTGGGAGATGACTTGGAAAGACTTTTCTATTATTGTTATGGGAAAGGAAAAACAAGAGTTAAACGAATGGGCGAGGACACGAAACCTCGCCTATATTGTATATTTAAGTAGCACTTCCGAAAAAAGCCCCAAATCGTTAAAAGCGTTTTGGCACATCCCAGAAATTGACGATAACCAACCAGCAGAGGAAAAGAAAATGCTAACAAATGAAGAATTAGCAAGGACTTTAAAAATGTACGGAGTTAAAAATTAAAGATGGCACAAGAAACATTAAAACTCGTTATAACTGCTGATACCAAAGAGGCATTAGATAATCTGCAAAACTTTGTTAAGGCTTCAAAAGGTCTTAAAACAGAAATGCAAAACTTTGGTAAGGTTGGTAATCAAGCAACTCAAGCCTTATCAAACTTATCAAGAGTTGCTCAAGATGCTCCGTATGGCTTTATGGGTATAGCCAATAACATTAACCCATTACTTGAGTCATTTCAACGTTTACAAAAAGAGTCTGGTGGAAGTACACAAGCATTAAAAGCAATGGCTGCTGGATTAACTGGTCCAGCTGGTATTGGCTTAGCAATTGGTGTGGCAACATCATTAATAGTGGCTTTTGGAGATGAGATAGGAGATTTCTTTAATAAAGTAACTGGTGGCTCACAAAGTTTAAAAGAATACAATAACGCATTTAGCCAAACAAAAAAAGAATTTGCTAATGCTTATGTAGAAGTTGAGAATGTAAATAATGCATTTGAAAGATTTAGAAATGGTACATTATCTAAAAAGGATGCATTAGACCAATATAACAATAGCTTGGGCAAGGTTTATGGAACTACAAAGGATATAGCCGAAGCCGAGAAAGTATTTATTGATAATAAAGAAAGTTATGTAAAAGCTGCATTATTTAGAGCAGCTGCACAAATTGCATTACAAAAAGCAGCAGAACAAGCGTTTAAACAATTAGAGGCACAAAATGCACCACAAAACGTAAATAAAGCATCATTACTTCCTGGAGAAGGTTTAGGAGCTTTTGCTTTATCTAAATTAACTGGAGGACCAGCAATAACTGGTACTGACATATTAGGAGCAGAAGCAATAGGTAATAAGGCTAAAACATTAGAAGAAGTATTCAAAGGAATAGCAAAACAATTTAATGAAGCTGCAAATGAACAAGACAAATATGCTACTCGTACAAAAAACTTTAATACAGAGGTTACAAAAACAACTGATACATTTTCTTCTAATTTAAGAAAGGAAAATAATGCAATTTTAGAGGCAATAAGATTAAGAAAAGAATTAGGCAAGACAGCCCAATATATTACTGGACAAACTCCAGAAGATAAAGCTAAGGCAGAAAAGCAAAGAAAAGCTGGGATTAAAGCCTTTGGGGAATACTCAATGGATGGTGAATTTGGCAAGTCATTACAAGGTAAAACAAGCCAGTTCTTTGAGGAAACACAAAAAGAAAATGAGGTTAGAAAAGAAAATATTAAATTAACTCAACAACAAGTAGAAGCCAGTCTACAATTAGCAGATACTTTATCAAATTATGCTACTAACTCTATAATGAATTTATGGACATCAATGGAACAAGGAATGAGTATTGGTGAGGCATTAAAAAATATGTTCATGGATTTAGCAAAACAAATAGCAGCTGCTGCTATTAAAGCTGCTATATTCCAAGCCTTGATGGCATCATTTACTGGAGGTGCAGCAAATGCAAATGTAATAACTGGAGGTTTTGGTAAAGTATTTAAAGGATTATTAGGACTTGCATCTGGTGGTATTGTAACTGGTCCAACATTGGCAATGGTAGGTGAAGGAAATGAAAGCGAGGCGGTTATGCCATTAAGTAAATTAGGCAATTTAATGAATAATACTTTTAATGCTGGTGCAATGGCTTCTAATGGTGGAGGCGGCAATGGTGAGTTTGTATTAAGAGGGCAAGACTTAGTATTAGCAATGAATAGAAGCGAAACATCTTTAAAATATAGAAGAGGATAATGGCATACTACGATAAATACAAAATTACTTATGCTACAAAGACAAGTAAAACTGCTTACTTGTATTTACAAGAAGATTTAGCTTCTGCACCTACTTTAATAGAGTATATTGGTGTAGATATATCTTTACAATATATCCCAAGCGGGGATGAAATATTTGAGGCAATGTATGCAAGTGAATTGTCTTGTACTATTGATGTAACAGATAATTTAGCTAACATTCCAGACTTTGTTACAGTAAACGATAGAAAGTATTTTGCTAAGTTATATTTAGGTGCAAATTTAGAATGGTGTGGTTATACACTAAGCGATAACATTTCTATAAGTTATTCAACCGGAAGAAAGCAATTGTCTTTTAATTGTGTTGATGGGTTAGGGATGCTTAGAAATATTCCTTTAAATATTAATAGTGTTGGGAACAGAACAAATAGCCAGTTAAGTGTATTAACGTATATCTTAACTTGTTTAAACTCTTTAAGTTTCCCAACTAACCCTAACTTAATGACAGTGTGTTCCTACTTTGCTCTTGATATGAATGATAGAGCAGATGGGACACAATACGAGCCATTTAGTCAAACATTTTTACCTATAAGAACATTTAAAAACGAAGACTATACTTATGAGAATAGCTTTGACGTATTAAATAAATTAATAAAGTCTTTTGGATGTAGACTATTCCAAGCTGGTGGGAAATGGTGGGTAGTAGCGATAAATGAATTTGCTAATACAAATAACTATTTTACAGAATACACAAATACTGGAACATTAGTTAGAAGCGGAAGTAATTTAAATACATTAAGTACAATACAAGGATACACTGGTAATACAAGCGGTTTATATTTTATAAATAATGAGCAGTTTAAACTTATCTTAAAAGGATTTAATAGAGTACAAACTTCTATTGAAATTAATCAAGATAAAAACTTAGTTGATAATGGTAATTTAAAAATATATCCTAATTTAATATCATCTCCGCAATCTTGGACAGTAACTAACGTTGGAGTTGGTTCATCTTTTTTTCTTGTAAATAATGCTAATGAGTCTTATGCTCAAATAACTTTAGTAAGAGCAGGTGGTGGAGGTTATACAAGGATGATAAATAACTTCATGCCAAAAATTAGTGCTAATGCAGTTTTAAATTATTCAATGTTATTTTTAAATGGCGGAAGTGGAACGAGAGGTTACGTTTCAATGACTGTATTTGATGGTACTAATACATATTACTTAAATAATAATAAAGATTGGCAAAGTTCAGCAAGTTCTGGATATACAATACCAGAGGGAGCAAATGGAGAGTTTTCTTTTAGTACATTACCTTGTCCTATAAGTGGTCAATTGACAGTAGAGTTTAACAATCAAATAGGGAACACTTGTACTGTTACTCAATTTGTAGTAACTGCTGAATACGATTATAATAAAATAGATTACTTTGCCTTTTTAAATAATAACAAAGAGTATATTAAAGAAGTAGATATACCTTTTGGATATATTGGGATAGCTGGATTCCCTACATCTGTAGGGGTGTTTTTAAAGTCAGATGGTAGCCCTCTTTTAAACTGGTATAGATTTGGAATGACTGGACAATATAGTAGTATGACTGAATTACTAATGAGACAATATATAAACTCATATGGCAAGAATATAATTAACATAGATTGTGCTATAAGTAGTCTGGAAACAACAAACGCAAACTATCCATTTATTAATGCATCAAAGATGATTAAATCGGCTGATACAGACCCAGCACAGATTAACGTAGCAAATAAATCTTATATGTTAGGCAATTCAACAATAAGTTATGTAGATAATGCAATGACTGGTACTTTATTAGAAATATCTAATACTGACATAACTGCAACAATAAATTACATACAATACTTTAAATAAATTAACTTTGACATATGGCAGTTATAGGAAATAATATGATTTTATACAAAAGGAACACTTCCGTAACTCCTTACGAAGACATCCCTTTTGCTTGTTCTACTAATTGCACTTTTAGTGTAAACGTTGAGCAAATGGAGGTTACATCTCAAAGTTCTGCATGGTTTAGAGAATATAAAAACGATGTAGCAAGTTGGCAAGTAACTTGTGATGGTCTAATATCCTTAAATAACCAATACAACTATTTAGCATTATTAGATTTACAATTAGACAGAACTCCGATTGTAATTGATTTTTCTATTGATAACGGTGCTGATGGGTTAGTAGTAATTAGTGGAACTTGTAATTTAACAAGTCTACAAATAAACGCTCCTTATAAAGATGTAGGTACATATAGCGTAACATTACAAGGTAGTGGAGGTTATGGAGTGGCTGGAACACAAATAACTCCGGGAGGTGTGATTATTAGAGAGGGTCAAGTTTACAATAAACAATATACTGCAAGTGGTGGCGAAACTACAGTAACTTGGGCTGACATGATTGGCAAAGAGTGTGTTTATGTATCAAGAGGTGGAATAGATGTAAGAAATATAATCACAAGCGGTTCTCCAACAAGTGAGCAAGTAAAGTTTGATACACTAACTGGAGTTGTAACATTTGGTAGAGCATTAGAAGCTGATGAATTTGTAAGAGGATTATTTAATTAATTATGGCACATCAATTACAAGTAACTGGGTCTGCAAGTCTTGCCTTTATGGGTGGCTCTGGAAATGTACTTACTGGAGCTGATAACTTAGGAGATTTATTTAAAATTACCATTGGTACTGGTTTAACTTTAACTGGAACAACTTTAACTGCTTCTGGTGCTGGTTTAACATTAACGACTACTGGAACAAGTGGACCAGCTACTTATAATAGTACAACTGGTATTTTAAACATTCCAGTATATTCAAGTGGTGCTGGAGCGGTTACATCCGTTTTTGGTCGTACTGGAGCAGTTGTAGCGGTTAGTGGAGATTATAATACAGACTTAGTTACAGAGGGTTCAACTAACTTATATTACACAAATACAAGAGCAAGGTTAGCTTTTAGTGCTAACGTAGGCTCTGCTTTGACTTATAATAACGCAACGGGTAGATATACTTTATTAGCTGCTGATAGTGGAACAGCTGGATATATAACGGCGGCAGATTGGAACTTTTTTTCTAATAAACAAGCACCTTTAGGAACTGGTACAACAAGCCAATTTTTAAGAGGTGATTTAGTTTGGGCATCCCCTCCAGTTCCTTTTTTATATGAGTTGCCAGATGTTACCTATGTAGGTACTCCTACAAACGGACAAGTTTTAACATATAGATTTGGCGAATGGAGAAACGAAAACTTTTCTGCTGGGGTTCCTACATCAAGAACACTTACTATAAACGGAGTTGGTTATGATTTATCTGCTGATAGGTCTTGGTCAGTAGGTACAGTTACAAGCGTATCTGCATCAAGCCCATTGTCTTCATCTGGTGGCACAAACCCTACTATAACGATATCTGCTGCTGGTACTTCATCAAGTGGCTTTTTAACTTCAATTGACTGGAACACATTTAACAATAAGGTAAGTACTGCTCAATTGGCTAACTACTTACCATTGACTGGAGGTACCTTATCTGGCAGCTTAACGGCAACTGCTTTCTTCGAGTCTTCCGATAAGCGTCTTAAAAAGCAATTAGAGGCGAATTTTAGCCCTAATAACGTACAAGACATACAAACTTACCTTTACGAGAAAGACGGCAAAATTGAGGCTGGTTATTACGCACAAGACGTACAAGAGATTATGCCTTATGCAGTAGCCGAAGGGCAAAATGGATTTTTGGCGGTTGCCTACAATCAAGTTTTAGTAGCTAAGGTTCAATATTTAGAAAATGAATTAAAAGCGTTAAAAAATGAGTTGGGCAAGTTTAGCAAGTAATCAATGTATCAGTTATACTAACCTAAAGAATGCCATAGATACA